CATCGAACTTTTCAATTTCTGCGGTAAGACGATTGTATTCTGTAGAATTTAACTTTAAATTATTTCTTACTTGAATTAATTCAGCTCGTTTAGCTTTTAATGCAGCAATACTTCCTCGCTGTACACCTTGTAAAGAAAGTAGTCTCGCTTCATGCTTTTTTATTTCTGCAGATTTAAGCTTAAACATCTTACTGTTTATAGCTAAAGCGTCTCTCTCTTTCTTTAATTCTGTTACCCTGTGTTTGATTCTTTTTATTGAGTTTTCTTGTCCTTGGTCTAATTTTCTTGCAGACTTTTCAGCTTTCTTTTGTGCTGCATCAGTATCACTTAAGGCCTTAACTACATCGTCACCAGTTTTTCTAAAGTTAACATCAAAATTAATTACCGTACCATTAAGATCAACGATTCCATCTAGTGCGTTTTCGACTCCAGCATAAAATCTTCTTAAAGCTTGTTCGGCCTTTTCAGCGGATACGTCTAACTTTATAGGGATAGACAGCATCGCTAGACACTAGAATTGGCTAAAATAGTCTGCCAAGAAAAAACCCCGCCGTGGCGGGGCTTCTCAGCTATTTAAGTTGTTATCAAGCGTTAGCGTCGATGTCAATCAGGTAGGGACCGTAACCGTTCAAGGTAGCGCTCCAGGAGACCACAGAACCGGCCTCAATAGACTCGGAATAACCTTCAAGAGTGCCGTAACCGTAGATTGCCTCGGTGGTGCCGGTGGGACCAATACGAGCGAACTTAACGCGGAGGCTGTTGTTCACAGTGTTGGCTTCAGTCAGGCGCAGCACTTGATAAGCAGCACTCTTGAAGTCAGCCATACCTTCTAAGGAGATGGAGAAAGACTTCGTGGTTGCAATGTTAGTGTTGTAACCCTTGGTGGTGCGGTCGTAGGTCGTGATGTCTTCGCTAGAAGTGTCAGTTTCCAGAGAAGCGTTAGTCAGACCAAGGATCTTAAGAGGTTGGTCAGTAGCAGTCGTGCCGTCCATCGCATAAGCCTGGCTTTCAACAGTGAAAATGCCAGTCGTGCTGTCGTAAGAAACAGTATCATTGTCGGCGGCAAGGTTGCCTTCGTCGCCAGCAGAACTGCTGTCAACCTTTAAAAAGCCAGTAGAGGCACCGCTCAGACCAGTTGCAGTCGTAATTCCAGAAAAGGTCAGATCGACCTCATCAGAATGCACGGGCAACAAGTAGAACTTATAGCCAAAGGCTGCTGAATAATTAGCCATGGGTGAATTTCCAGAATGCTGAAAACTGAGCAAATATGGGGGATTCACCCCACTGAGCTAGTGTTCCTACATGTCTGGTATCCTACAAATTAGCCCTATGGTAAGGAGTTGAGGATATCAGCGGCGTCTTGATGTAAGCCACCGTCTTCTGGAATCATTAACATCGTCTGTACACGCGCTCCTAGGCCCTGTGCTACGGACAACGTTTCTATAGATGTACTGCCATAGAACAAATGCATAGCACGCTTCACAGCAGCATTTAGAGTGCTTCCAGTGGCGTTATCCCAAGCAATAAAAAACACCTTCCATGTGGTTATCATCTCTGAATCATCAGAAGACAAAAACTCCCTGCGCCGTGTTATATCACCAGAGTCATGGATAATACACTCTAGGCCTACCTGCGATTCTAGATAAGGAAGTTTTGCTCCAGGAGTTAAAATAGCAATCGAATCTGAAGTACTACCACCAGTAAACGTATATGTACCTAAATAATTGCTAAAAGTCGAATCATTAGCAAGAACGTTATAAATAGTCTCTGGCGAACTTGCAAAAAGTTGTGCCATTAGACCCCAAAATCCGTGTTTTAGTCTGCCCATGTGTGGAACTATAAACACGACAGCCGCTAAAGCGCTTATGACAAGCCCACTTGCCTCATTCTTTCGCGGTAATGTCACAATATTGACTCAATGAGTGCAAAAGGAATAACGGTCCGGCAGAGGATCCACGACTACCTTTTTCACCTTGAGGCAATGACAAGAAGAGAAGCTAAACAGCTATGGCGTCAGTCTATTAAAGACGCCTGGAAAAACCGCTGCGCATACTGCAACAATCCACCTATTGACGACGCATCATTAACACTAGACCATGTAAGACCAAAAGCAAAAGGAGGTGAAGATCGGACGAGCAATTGTGTTCCAGCCTGCAAACGTTGTAACCATTCAAAAGGATCAGAAAACTGGGTCGAGTGGTTTGGACGACAAGAGTTTTACTCCATTGAGCGGGAGTATCGGATTCGTGCATGGATTGAAGCTAACCAAGCAAATATCCCTAAATCAGGCGATATTTATGACTGCCATGAATTTGCCACTAGCCTTGAATCTGAAGAGTAATGTCCTCTTGTGCGCTGTATTGACTATTTAATTTCGGCATTTGCAGTCTTATCATGTCACCATGATTTGACTGCAACTCAATAATTTGCTCTGACACTGCGTAGTCTGCAATCAACATTCCTTTAATTGTTTCTCCGTCAATTACTGGCGCAAGTACGATAGCATTTTGATGCTGATAGGCAAGAAGTTTTGGCGGGCTTCCAGCAGCACCTTTTTTGAGGTCTGAGTAAAAGGTAAGTGCCCATGTCGGAAAGTTATTATTTTCAATTAGCTTCATTGCTGCCGCACCATAAATACCTGTTGGAATGTCCTGCGCATCCTGTGGTTGATACAGGAAAAAGTCATCTATTTTGTATGGTGCTTTTTGCTTCTTAGGATCTCTCTTGGAATTGACAAACAAAGAACATAGCAAAGAAGTCGGTGCTTCTAGCTGGTGCAAGTATCCTTGACGATTTTGCAATCCATTGGAATAAGCATCCAGCACATATTGATATGGCAAGCTGCTGTAATTTTCTAGGCTGAACTCAATGTCGCCTGGATACAAAGTTTTTAGCTGCCAAAAAATATCATCGAAAGGGGTTTTTAATCCCCACTCTCCTCTGTTGACTTTCCCACAATCTCTTTAGCCTCTTCCACAGGGTCAACTTTTTCAACAGGCTCACGCTGTTCTTCTCGATCATAAAGCTCAGTCAATTGCTCTACGATTTGCGGATCAAGCTGCAAGGTATCTTCAATAGCCCATTCATGATTCACCCGTGTTTGCAGAAGAATGGTGGCCGCTGCAATAGACCTGCGTTGCATCGACTCCGCCATGCGTGAGGTGGCGTAAGCCAACTCCTCTTCGTATTGTTGGCTGATTTGACCTGCTAGTTTATTGCTGCTTTTGCCTGACATCGCATCCGTAATAGCCGCATATGCTTTTTCTGGCGCAACCTTGAATTCACTTGCGACTTTATTGGCTAAGCGGACTAACGACGATACACCGTCAGAACCCTGCGTAACATTTTCTACAAAAGACTTTTCAGCTACAGACAAATATCCTTTACGTTCAATTTCAAATATACCTACTTCGTCATTGCCAACCTTGATTTTTTCGGTGTTCTTTTTAGGTTGTACAACAAACGGTAAAAGTGCCATAGCCTATTAACTAGCGGCATAGAATACCTATTTAAATAGTGCCTTTCGGTAGTTGTGCAATCAAAAACTTTTCGAAATAATAAAAATATCTATCCGTCAAAGGAAATTTTTGTATGCTAGGATTCCCGCCAACCAAAACATGCTTGATCCAAGGCCTGCTTGGCATATAAATTTGCACATTTGGATTGCCATAAGGATGTATGTAGCCACCGTAGTAAACGATTGCCGCATAATCAGTCCCGTCACCACTGCTGTATGCAGAATATGTAACAATAATAGATTGATCATCTGCATTTACCTGCACTGAGTCGCGCAACTTTCCAGTATCAACAATATCGCCATCGCCGTATGCCCACTTATAGGCCTTTGTATTCATTGCATTCCACAAAGCTTGCTCAATTTCTGGCGCTAGAGCTGCCAAAGTTTGTTCGTGAGCCAAGTTACATTCTTCTCTGAATTTAGAAGCTATCGTCTTGAGTGCTGTAAAGTCTGCCGCGCTTTTTATTTTAATAGGAGCACTTATAGAACCCATCTCGCTTTCGAGATTGTTGAATGCCCGTATAAGTCGCCTAATAACAACAGCACCTGGGTTTTTAACCTGTTTGCCTTTGAGAAATCGGCTACTAGATTTCTTGACCATTAAGTTTGCACCTCTGCCCCAGTTAGCTGGATCTCGACTCCGCCCAGTGCGGGATAAAGAATCTCGTCAATCCCCTCACCACCAAAAACACCGCTTGATCGCTGAATAGTAGCAACCATCTCAGTTTCGTTGCCGAACTTGAATTCAACTTCGCCGCCAGGCAATAAGAATGATTCTTGCGCAGTAATATCCGTAAAGGTCAAACCACTGAGATCACCTAGCCAATTGCCGTCACCTAAAGGTGCTTTTTGTAATGCAAATCCACGGTAGTAGAACGAATCACCACTGGCACCAGGCAGCATTCTTCCCTCAAGCTGAGACTCAAGAGGAAGCGGTCTAGAACCGCTTGTAACGCCTGTATATTGAATACGCTTGATATAACACTTAACAACATAAGTCGTACCTCCTGAGACCACTGGGCGGCCATTGACGATGCTTACAGTCCCTTGTGTTGTGGCCTTAATCCGCCCATTGAAATAAGGCAGTAGCGGACTGGCCATAACGAGAATATCCCTAGCTTAGATTTCCGAGCCTCAGAGCTGGCTCGCTCTTGCGAGCTTCGCCAACGCTTTTTCATACTTTTTTAATATTTTCTTAGCCATTTCTCTGGTATCAGACAATGCAGCTTTGGTCTGCAAGTCGAATAATTTCTTGTGTTGTTTTTCTGGATTCATGACAACCGTACCTCCTTATACAAGGCTTCCTCGAAAACTCGGTAGTATGAATGTCGTGGGGCAACCACGTTTCACCTGCCTCCTTACTTCCATGTACAAGTCCATTGCTGCGGCTGCTGCCGTCATTGCTCTTGCTCCTGCTGGCGCTATTGCTGGCCCTTACCTGAACGCAGAAACCAATGTTGGTTGGACCGGTTCTCAATCAAACGGCGGCGCAACAGACCTGCACGTCGGTTATGAAGGTACTGCCGGCTCTGCCTCCTATTATGTTCAAGGAGGACCACAAATCCAGACACCGGAAGGTGGTGCAACCGACATCGTTTTTAGCGCAAAAGCAGGCGCGGGCATCGATCTGACGGAAAAGATCAATGCATACGGTGAGCTTTCACTGGCCACTGGAGTGGATGGTGCAGCCAACGGATATTTTGGTAAACTTGGGGTCAAGTACTCGTTCTGAGTACTGGATCCCCAAAACAAACAAAGAGGGGCCGAAAGGCCCCCTTTTTTTTATTTTTTAGCCCAGTTGTACTTTTTTCCGCGATAAGTAAACTCATCGCGCTTTTCAATAAGCACATGATTTTTCCAGGTTTTTAACTCCTGGACAGGCTTATCAGTGGTGTACTTGACACCACGATATGTAGCGTTTGACATGATTGAAGCTCCGCTTGAAGTGAATGTTACACCAAAAGCGCGTTCCTTCAGTCAACGTTTGCGTTCCAAGTCGCAATCAGAATGCTCAATCAATTCTGCAACTATCTCGATCCTGACCTGATCTGATATGCGTTCGTCTGCACGAACCCTGCCAATCACGTCGATCGCCTGGTCGCAACTGATGATAGAGGCAATCAAAAATTCCAACATGGAATGAACGAACCGTTCCGCGTTGTCTTACTTCCGCCTCCGGAGAGGTGAACGTACCCTATTCTACCGGCGAGAAAGTGGCTTCGCCACGTTCAATAGCAATTTCATCCAGCGCGTCAATCAAACTTGTGGTGTAACCCTCGACAAGGTGTTCCTTGTCTTCGATCACCCAGAAGAAGTATGTGCCGCGCTGAACA